TTCACAGGTTTACTGTTAATAATATCCATGTTTTCTGAAACAGGGTTTTTTGGTTTCATATTATCTTTTTCTGGTATTAATTTCTCTTTATTTTTAATCCCTAAGACATCTAACATCTGACGATTAAGTTCTACCATATCGTAGATATCTGGGTTCTGTTGTGCTAACTGCATAACTGCTTGATACTGTACAACCTTCTGAGACATTGTAGCGGCATTCGGGTCAGATACTGGAATAACTTCACATTGGTCATAGTCAGCTTGTTTAGCGTCCTTTGACCCTTTTACTGGAGTGTACCCATATTCATCCTCAGTATAATCTCTAATAATGTTTTTAATTAATTTAAACTCTTGCCTCATAGCGTAATGAATACGGCTTTGTACTGCAGACATAACTTTAAGTGTTCTTTCTAAGATAGCTAGTGTTGTACCAACGGGTGCTTGAGCTGACATATCTGAAACTTTTAAATCAGCAGCACTTGCAAATCTTCTGCCTTCTTCAATAATTTGGTTCATTAACTGATTTAAAACTTGACTTGGCTCTTTATAAGGGAGTGGTAATATATTATCTCTAATACTACCTGATGGTATATCAACATCTCTAAATTCAGCAGGAGAAATCGGAGTATCATCTCCTTTAATTCTAAGTCCTCTAGACTTAAACCCGCCTGGTAAATTAGATAGTGTACCTGCATCAACAAGCTGTCTTAATATCATAGTACCTGATTTAGCAAACGCACCAATTAAATGTATTAAACCAAAGTGATAAAATCCAAAACCAGGGACATAACCATAATGTACAAAATGTTGGCGTTTTTGTTTAGTCTTATCATCTTGACTCCAATTACGTCTAATTGCTAAAACAGTTGAAGTTGATTTTTCTATAGTTACTACATATGGTAATGCGATACCCGTTACTTTACCCTTTTTATCTTTATCCTCATAGCCTTCTAAATCAAGGTTAACGTGCATCTCTAATATTTTCCAACGACTATCAGTAGATGCACTAAAGCCCATCTTCTCGGCTATCTTTTTCTCTACATCATCTAAGTCATAGGTTGGCTCACCTAAGTCAACATCTCGGTAAAACTCTGCTACCTGTAGTTTACGTAAATCATTTTGTGTTTTACGCATTACGTGAGTAACTCTTTCTGCAGTCTCCAAATCTGAAGCACCATAAGGTACAACTAAATCTTCAGCAGGAATATACATAGAAACTTGTCTTTCTAAATTTGGGTCATAATATACTTTTTTAAAAGCATTACCTGCCAGTCCTAAACCCCATAACATTCTCTCATGCTCAGGTCTAAACTCGGTCATCTCTTCGGTAAGTTTATAGTTCATATTTTCTTGTACACGAGCTGCGGCATCTTGATTCTCGTCAGTTTCTTTGCCAATAATTTGTGTCTTAACAGGACCTGATGCTGGGAATGTTTCTGTCATAGTTTCGGCTTGGAACTTAACAAGTGTTTCTGTCATCAATGGGTGGTATACATTACATGCTCCTTCCCATGGTTCACTTCTGTCTTCTAGTTTAAGACCAAGAAGTTCTAAACCTTCTACATAAGTATCTAACCAATCTTTTCTTGAAGTTACATCCCCTGAAAAATCTTCCACTAAATCACCTGCTAATTTCTCAAGTAAATCTTCATCACATTCTTCAGCAAGGTTTTTATTAAACTCATCATCATCCATACGATCGGGGTCAATGTTAATTTCCGTACCATCAATGTTAATGTTTACTTCTTCTGGGTCTACAATTTCAATTTCTAAATCAGGCTCTATGTTACCGAGCTCTTCCATACCCTGGGGGGCTTGATATAACCCTTTATCTACATTATTATCTTGTGCCATTAATTTTTACCTATATAGTATATAAACGATTTTGATTATGTCTTCTAAAGCTTGGTATATCATCTTCTTCATCACTTGGCAACCTAATAAACCCACCTTGCCTAAATCGCATTAGTGCAAGGGTTGTTGCATCTACTAAGTCGTCGTTTGCACCCGAAGGAAAATCGTTACATTCCTCAACAACTTCATGTGCCCAACGTCTGTCGGGTGCCCATACAATACCTGCACTAAACAAATCAGATACTGCGTTAACTCTACTAATTTTATCCTGTCCTTTGCCAGGTGTAAACTCCCCTACAGGAATACCCATTCTTCTAAATTCTTGGTAAAGAGCAGCTCCATTAGATTTTTTCTCTACAATAAAGGAATCGGGTTCCCATGCTTTATATTCTTCAATACATAACTCTTTAAGTTCTGGAAATTCTAACCTTCTTTTAATAGAATCTAGTAATATTATATTATAGTTGTCTGTTTCTTCATTAAGAAATACACCCCAAGTTAATAATGCATTATAGTCAGCACGATTGTTTGCTTCTTGAGCAGCATCAAGTGTCATTATAGTAAATTCACACGGTGGTGGGTTTTCTTTTTCCCATATATTCCACCATTCTCTTTTAATTAACGCACCTTCTTCAGAAGTCGGATTTTGTAAGTACTGTGCGTTCCAATATCGTATATCTAAAGCTGCACGTCTAGACTGTAGTTCTTCTACAGGCCAGAACTCAGGCCATAATGACTTTTCTTCTCCATCTTTTTCTAAAATCGCAGGAAACTCTACCACTTCCCAGTCATCAACTTCCTCGTTCTTAATCATTTGGTTAACAATCTGTCCTGTTAAGTCTAACTTAGACCATCTAGTCATCACTACAATAATAGCACCACCTGGCATTAGACGTTGTAAGGGCCCTGATTGAAACCATTCCCAAGCTGGTAGAAAAACATCAGGTTTTCCTAGTTTTGCGTCTTGCTCAGAATGAGGGTCATCAATAATAAACAAATCAGCACCACGACCAGCTAGAGCACCACCCACACCAATAGCAAAATACTCACCATTAAAATTAGTACCCCACCTTGATGCTGACTTAGAGTCTGCTTGTAGCGAAACATTAGGAAAGATATCTTTATACGAATCCGAGCCCACCAAATTTCTAACTCTACGCCCAAAATTGACAGCCAAATCGGCCGTGTGCGAAGCCATGATAACTTTCTTTGCAGGGTGTTTTCCCAAAAACCACGCAGGGGCGAGATAAGAAATGAGTTCGCTTTTCCCATGACGGGGTGCAATATTAACAATAACTCGTTTCCTTTTGCCCTCAGCAATCTCTTCAAATAACTTAGCCAGTCTCGCATGATGTTCTCCTACTTTATAATCTGGATAGACATGTTTAATAAATTCTAAAAAAGTTTTACCCCCAGCTTCCTTAACGAGTTCTTTTTTGTAGTCTAATAACAGTTTTAAGTTGCGTTGTCTCTCTGATTCACTCATCTGAGGTAGTGCTTGTTCTAATAACCCAAGGTCTTTAGCACTAATCATCTTCAAACTCCACATCTTGTACTTCTACAACTTCTTTAGTATGAATAACTTTACCTTTAAGCTCATCAATAGTCTTTAATAATTCTCTTTCTAGTTCTTCCCCTGATTTAGTAATATGTGTTACTTCAGTTTTTCTTTTAAATGCATCAACTCCATCTATCTCACCTACAGCTTTTAAGGCTGTAATACGTTCACGTGAGCTTTTTGCCATTGATGCTTCTTGTAATAATCCATTTAGTACTGTTAACTTAATATCTGCTAAATCTTTAGCTACCATATGACTAGTTTGAGCTACCATACCTGCAAGAAATGCTATAGTTTCATTAGGGTAATCACCAAACTCTGGTTTAAGCTCAGGATTCTTCATCATTTCTTGAGCAAGTTCTTCAGCTTGTTCCATGTTTTCTTTAGACGGTTTTATATTCTCATCTTGTATATCTGCAAGCATTTTTATAGTATTGGTACGAGCCTCAAGTTCTTCTTGAGGTGATAAATCTGGTAATGCTTCTTTAGCATTTTCGGGTATAGGAATATTATCCTCTATATGTGGAACTACTACTGTTTGATTGTCCATGTGTCGCTGTTTACACCTTTTTGATTAAATTGCAGCTTACTTTACTTATAGCCAGTATAATATATAATATACGTAATGACAATAAAATACTATGAGGTTTTATATGAGAATGGAACTTAATAAAGAGGGAATTTTACATTTAGATTTATTTGATGTAGAGACCCAAGAGGAACAAGACCAATTTATTTATTATTATTTGGGGTTGTCAAGAACTGTTAAGAAAAAATTTGAGAACGCTTTCTATCAGGCCTATGTTAAACAGCTTTTACCTGAACCCGAAGTAAAAATTATTCACACTGATATAAACAACATAACTCACATTGAAGTACACCCAAATGATATATTAAAAAACTTGAAAATAATAAAACAAATAATGTCGGGGGATATTGTCATTGAAAACGAAAACGAGTAAAGCTTTTAATTATAAGAAACCAAGTTACCCTTTATATATCATAGTGTGGAAAGACCATACAGGCGATAGTTCGTGGAAGACTATTGGAGAAGTAATAAAAGAAAAACATGTTCTAGCCTACAGTATAGGCTATTTACTGCATCAAGATAAGGAATCCGTTAAATTATGTAATACTTATACTTCAGATAACGGGTGGGGAGGACTGGACTTAATCCTTAAATCTTGTATAGTAGATATGTATGAAATAGAGATAACCGAGTGAGGTACTTATGTTTAATATGATAAAGGCAAAATATAGAGACTTTAAGGAAGAACATCCTAACGCTTTACTATATGCCGCAGGTGTAATATTAATTTTAATAATTTTACAGTTTTAAAGAACCATGGGTAACGACTCCTAATATATAGTTTATATCCTCAAAATAGGTCGTTACTTTCTTTTCCCCCACATTTAATGCTGGGGGTTTTTTTGTCCCTTGGTTTTTCAAAATTTTTGCAAAATATTTTTTCCATTTGCCTATTAGTAAAGTTAGGGGGTGGCTTTCAAAAATGGTGTGGTAATTTATGTACATTTATGTGTATATACGAGCTAGTGTATCTTTCTAATATTTTGGTGTATAGGGGGTAGGTGGGTTTCTATTAGTAGACTATTTCTTAGATGAGTGGTAGAATGGTTTCAATCTCAAAGCAATAATGCATTGAGTATTTAAAGAGGTAAAAACTATGGACTTTATAATCTTTGGTTTTATGGATAATCTAATATTAATTATAGGTATGTATTTTTCTTATCTTAGTGTTGAGTACTATCTTAATAAATATTTAAATTATACAGATAAGTTAGTGATAGCTTGTGTTAGTGCAGGCTTTGGTAATACATTCTCTGATGCAGTTGGCTTTGCAGTTACAGCTAACTTTCAGTGGATGGCACTAACAATAGTTGGTTGTCTGTTAGGTATGACAATCATTCCTTTAATCAATAAACTAAGATAGAGCTCAACTGAGGGAGTAAACATTAGAGGGTGCAAGGACGCACCAAATTTACTGGAGAGAGATATGCAACAATTAGAAATGTTCACACCAATCGAGCAGTTAGCTAGACATATGAGAATGTTTAGAGTTAATTTCACATATGATGAACTACTAGATTGGCATAAGAAAGCTAACAAGTTATCTATAGAGGTAAAAGAAGATGCCATACAAAGTAAGTATGACAATATAGAACTACCAGAAGTGGACGAGTAATTTAGGACAGAACAAGGATGTTCACTTTGGCAGAGCTTAGAGAAATCTAGGCTCTGCTTTTTTTGTGCCTATGAAATGATACC